GATACCTGGTTCTTGTTGATATCGGCCTTAAAGATTCCCATCTGGCACATCCGCTCGACTGTTTCAGCCGCAGAGTCCGCCAGCCGTTCCATCGCGCCATTGACCGCATCAAAGATCGTGGTCATGGTGGTTAGATCGGTGAGTTTCACCCCGCGTCCGTATCCGGCAATCGTGCCTGAGACTTTGCGGCTTGATAACGCGATCAGAGAGTTCGCTGTTCCTTCTGACAAGGAAGACGAGGCTCCCGTAATGCGGTTCCATCCGTTAAAAGTCGCCGTCGTGCCCGTGCGCAGAGGAATTTCGTCTCTTTGCGCGAACTCGATCAGCGGGGTTTTGGGGACTAATGTGGCGATAATCTTCCGGCTAAACCAAGCCAAGAGAAGATTATTGAGACTCGTTGTCGTACTGTTTGTATCAGCCATTTAAATTACGTGTCCTTGCACCATTGTTGTAAGCGGACGCTAAAGGGCCAGTGGGCCCTCTATTGCCATCCTCCTGCGCCAAGGCTGGTCATGCTTCTGAGCTGGTCTTCAAACTTTTTGGCATCCTCGGAATAAGGCTTTAAAGTTTGTGCCTGCGCATAGAGACCGGCCTGGGTCACGGGCTGCGGCAATCCTGAAACGGGCGTTGGTGATCCTCGCCCTAACGTCGGGCTGCCCCCATTGGGGCTTAGATTGCTGGGTTGTGCTTGAGCCGTCGTCGGCTCACCCAATCGCAAACGCTCTTTGACTTCATTCCACGCGGCTTTATGAGGGTTCTTTAAGGCGAAGTAATTCTCGCTGGGATCGTTTAATTCCTTCTGAAACTCCGCGTAGATCTGAGGATTTAAGATCCTCGGATCACGGTCTGCCAGCGCGGAAATGTTGCCGCGCAAGGAGGAATCTCTTTGCTGCTGAGCCATCACCTCGGCCACCTGCAAGGCGGGAGCCGCGATGTCGGTGGCTTCCTTGCGGGACACCGCGCGGGCAATCTCGACCGCAAAAGCGATCGGGTCTTGCTGCTGCAGGGCAAGGAGCTGCTGGCGGATCGCCTCGGCTTCCGGCGGCAAGGGAGCCGTCATCAGCGGAGCGTTCGGGATTCCAGGGATTTGAGCCTGGATCTGTTTGGCCTCGGCGCTTTTTTGGTGATATTCCTTTTCCTTGGCTTTGTAATCGGCGAGAAGGTCGTCTACGGTCTTTTGAGCCTCATCAAGTCGCGCGGAAGAAGCCTTTAGCTTTTCTTCGTCCACTGTTCCATCGGGTTTCTGAAACTTGGAGGGAATTCCCTCCTTTTGCGGTACTGATGTTCCTACCGGAGGCGGTTGAACTGGCTGCGCGGTAACGGGCGGCTGAGCCGCTACGGGCGGTTGTCCCTGTGGGGCAGGGGCCGTTGTCGTAATTGTCGCATTCAGGTCCTCGGCTCCATCAGCGGCGGCCTTGGCAAAGATCTCCCGCACCGCGTTATCATCCATCGGAGGGGGTAACCCCTCTGTGGACGGCGTGAATTTGGGAGGCGTTTGATTGAGTTCCGCCGCTGTTTTCATTTCGGTCACTTCCATGGGTAACTCCTTTTGATGCTCTCTGACGGCCTCTTTCGAGGTTATCGCCGGTTGTCCAACGCCGCCGCCGCGCCTTGAAACGTTCCAAAGATACGGTTCTGACGGTTCTGCTCGCCCAGTTCTGACTCCAATTGGTCCTGCGCAGCCAGGATCTGGTTTAAGCAAAAAACGATTGCGTTACGCCGCATCGAGATCTTCTTCCATTCGGCGTCTTTTTCGGATTCCATGAGGCGATCAAGCCGGATATTGTCTTCCCAGATCTCGGTGATCAGACTTTCGACATAGCGCCGGCGCACCGAGGGGTTCTCAAGGGCTTTGACCACATCGTCCATCGCCCCGTCTTTGAGGTTGGTAAGGGCGGGGTCCAAAGCCTCGTTAATCCATTTCCAGAAGTTTCTCATCCTTTGTTCCTCTTAAATTTATTTTCCCAATCGGATGATTCTGTGCTCAAAGTTGAATTCTCACCAGCATCCATATTGGCTTTATGCTGGTCTTGCGCTTCGGCAAGATTGTTATGACTTGTCTCTTTTTTCTTTTTCATGTTGTGAACGTAATAAGGCTTCTTCTTATCTTCGTCCTTTTGATCCCATCTTTTAATTAAGTCCTTTTCATCGTCGTCCATACGGTTCTCCTAGGACGCCACCGGCTGGCGTCTAATGGGGTTGGGCGGCAAAAACGACGGCTGATTGCCGTGCGGGCCGCCTTTCATGCCGGGCATCATCCTGTTAGCGTTGGCATTCGGCATATGGTTGGAAGGCGTTGGGCCCGGAATGCCGCCCGGAGGCGGGCCAGGGGGGGGGCCCCGTTTTGACCGGGATTACCGGCGGGTCCGCCGCCAGGGGGCATTCCCGGCATGGGCGGGGCCTGGCCCTGCGGGATGCCGGGGATAGACGGCATCGGAGAGAACCAGGCTTTGGCTTCCGGAATCCCTTGCAGTTTTTCCATCACATACTGCAGGGCCCCTGATATGTCCGCCATGCCGGGGGGAAGGATCGACATGACTTTGATCGCATCCATCACCTGCGCGGATTTAACGATCTTGTTTTCCATCGAGAAGATCCCCATCGGTTTAAAGCGGTAGGAGGTCGCCACCATCTCCGGCGGGACAAAGACAAAAGCCAGATACCTTGGGATCGTAATCGGCGGCATCCCCGGCATCGGATGGTCGGCAATGGGAACCGGGGAATCTCCCAAGATCGCTTTCATGTCCTTGGGTTCCAAATATTGATAGATCAGGCCATAGATCCGTTCGGCGCATTCGACGATAAATTGCGATTCGATGATCATGCCTAGGGCCGCGATGCGCTCGTTAAACATCTGCTTTAAGAGTTCCATGCCGCCTAAGGTCTGGTTGGTGTCCCTGACCATGTTGGAAGACCCCAAGGTCACGCGGGAAGCCCCTGTGCGCTCCTGGATCTGGCGCTCGATTTCCATCGTTTCTTTAAATGAGGATTGCGAGACATCTGGAAACTCAATCGGCGTGATGATCTTCCTGATGTCGTCAGTGACGTTGTCTTTTAAGCGGATCATCCCGCCCGGCTGCGAGATCATGTCTTTGCGGCTTACGATGGCTTTCTCGAACACCGCCATCATCTTGTTCATAATGAGGTTCACGTTGTCTACGCGCAGGTTTCGGATCTCGTTGATCTCGTCTTGTTCGTCTAAGATCAGTTCCGGAATGCCCTTGCCGTAGGGTTCCCCGGTCCGGATGTAGTCCATCTTGACTAACGGCGAGTTGCCATCCGGGATCGGGCTTTCCTCAGAGGAAAGCAGCCACGCGCCCGAGGCGAGCATGACTTTACCCGGAACCAAGACCTCGGCGTCCGGCCCGTCGGGAATATCAAACTCGATCCATTTTCGCGGAATAGGGGCCCAGAGTTCCCAGATCGTGTGCTTTTTTTCGTATTTGGACCAGATGCGCGTTAGATCAATGAACTTGCGGTCCGCGCGCGCGGTGCGAAGGTCATCGTCAAAGCGCTCGCCTTCAGTGACGCCTTCTAGATCCTGCGCCACATCAAAGAATTTGCCTTTCCTGATATTTTCCATGATCCAGCCGTAGTTCATTTTCTGGCGATGGATGACTTTTGACCAGTCTGTGGTATTGGGTTCCGGAAAGATGTTTCGGATATGCACGTACTCGGCGCAAAGCTGGTTGCGCAGAAGCACTTCCTGGTTTTGCATCGAAAACCCCTGCATCGGAGGCTGGGGCATGGGGGCTTGGCCGTTTAAGGCTTCGGGCGGCAGACTGTTGACAAAGTCGGCGGGATTCTGCGTCATCGGGACTTTGCGCTTTCGGGTATCGACTACCTTATCCCAATAGAGCTTTACAAATCCCGTCCCGTAGCGGGTCGATTCTTTTAGGGCGTCATAGAAGGGCCGGCGTCCTGGATCAACTCGGCCTGCAGGGGATCGCCATCGGGACCCGCTTCCACTTCCACCGGCGGCGATGGGGCCATCATCGTTTTGTAGATTTGGGAGGTGATCGTCTCAACGTTCTGAACGGTCACTCCCACAAACATATGCGACTGCCACGGCTCTTTGCGGGCGAGCAAGACTGGGTCATAGAGGCTGTGGTAGTTGCGGTCGAACTTGTCCCATTGCGCGTGGTAGCGGGTACTTCTCCAATCCCAGCTGGCCCGATAGAAGGATTTAACGTACCCCACCAGGTCTTCTTTCCTTTGGACCGCGAGCTGGCTGTCGCCGGCAGAGGCCGCCTGAAGAGGAAATGTGTTCAAATCGGGTTGGTTGGGAACGGCCACGCTAGGTCCTTATGTGCTTGACACAGACAAAGGTCTGTCCAGGCGCTTTGGGTTCAGAGCATCCCTTGACCACACACGTCAGGCCGGGGTCAGCCGGTCCAACGGCGTCTTGTTTTGCGGGAGCCGGCTTTGCGGGGTCCGCCTCTTCGGGCTTGTCGGCCAGTCCCATCGCTTCGGCGTCGCGCTGATCTTTTTGTCCGTCATGAGCGGTTTTTTTAAACATGATTATGCTCCACTAGTGCTTAAAAGCCGGGGCCCCGCCGCCGTCTTCGTGGGTAAATGACGTTTGCGGCATATCCACCTCATGCTCGCCGTCGGTGCCGTCCGCCACCGATTGTGTATCGTCGCGGGTTTCGGTATCGACTGAGACCTGATCGGAAGGTCCGGCGTCGCCGGCCCCTTTGGCGGTTCTAAACGTCTGCGGAAGACCCTCGGAGTTATCGACTTTTTTGTACAACGCTTTTTCATCGGTGGAGTCCGAGCCGGCCGGCTCCATCGGAGGAATCGCGTCGCCGCCATCGTCGCCGCCGGTCTCTTGCGACCAGATGGGTTTATCCGTCACATAGCCTTTTTTGCCCGAAACGACTTTAAGCCCTACGCCCGGAGTCTCGCTACCGCCGTCTGCCGGCGAAAGTTCCACGCCCGGCTGTTTGACCTGATTGTTTCCGTATCGATCCATAATGCCTCCCTAGTTGATTAACAGGCCCTGCCTGTTTTTTTCGTCGTAGCAGGTGCGGCAGTAGGCCGTCCCTTTGTGCATCAAATCCGCGTTGTGCGGCCCGTACAAACATTCAAAGCGCAGAAAGTTGGGCTGCACCTTGGGCAGCTCCCGTTGGATTTCGATCTGCTTTTCAATGGATGGTTTGGCCGGCCAGGACGTTTTCATGCCGCCATCTCATGATTTCTTTTGTCTAACATAGAAGCCCAGCGCTTGCCGAAGGACACCTGGCCGGGCATCCATTTCAAAGTTGGGGTGGGAGCCCATGTCGGCTCCTGGCCCAATTGATAGCGTGGGTGGCCCCCGATCGAGGCTTCTTCGGTATCTACCGGAACCGACTGTGGGCCGGAGTTCGGCTGGCTCATCGCGGGATGAAAGCAGTAGGCCAAGGCGTCTACCAAGTCGTCATGCTCTTTGGAGCTGTCATCAAAGCGGTAGGCGTAGAGCTGAGACCGCAAAAGATCCATGTTGGGATTGATATGGATCGAATGCGCTTCCCAGCGGGGCACCAACCCCCCCACAGCGTTAATGCGGTCGCCTTTAGAGATGCCACGGCTCTGAAGCTCCACGTACTTAAAATCCCAGAGGTTCAGGCGCGTCCGGGCTTCTTCAAAGCTGTAGGAAATGGCGTCGCCTTTCCTTTTTTCGATTCCGACCACCTGCGGCTTGTGGGTCTTAATCGTCTTAACCAGTTCTTTGACCACCGCCCCAGGGTCTTCCCGGCGGATGGCTTTAGATTCCAGGACATAGGCATGATTGCCGCCGGTAAAACCGACGGTCACAATGGCGGTGTAGTCCCCGTGGTCCTCGGTGTACGCCGGGTCGCAGACGGTCACGATATGCGACCAGCGGGTGGGAAGCTCGTTATAGAGCACTTCGTACTGCCGCTTAAAGGGCTGGGTGGCGGGGTCGATACGCTCTAAGAGCATCTCTCTGGCATAGTTAAAAGACCCCATTTCTTTTTTGCGGAAAGTGAGCCACTCGTCGGTCCAGATGTCTTTGTACTGGTTAGCCGCCCCGGCCTCGGCCGGGCGCCGCCAGCTTTTGTAGGCCTCGTTTTTGGCAAGCTGCTCTAGGATGTCGCCAAACTCCATGGGGGTGCCCACCGCAAACATCTCGGTATGCGGCAGGCACATCCCGGCGATCACGCCAAAGTACATACGGTCTTTGTCGTCCCTTGACATACGGTTGTTCTCGCCTTCGATGTCGTCGTTAATAATGATGTCGGGATGGGTGCCGCGTTTGGAGGTTCCAAAACCCATGATCGTGACAATCGAGCCGTTTTGAAAACTGATCTGGTCGGTGCCCCAGAGTTCTTTGGTCGTGGGACGCAAGGGAAAGAGTTCCTCGCGGTTTTCGATCGTCTGCCGGATGAGCCTTAGATTCTTTGACGCTTGCCCTTCGGAATCCGAGACTAAGAGGACCTCGGTCTTAGCCCGCAAGATCCGCCACAGGGGATACGCCAACGAAAAGAAGTAGGTCTTCCAGCTTCCGCGCGGGGCCTCAAAGAGCCCGCGCTTGTCGGATAAGATCAGCTTTTCCCATTCGTTGTAATGCGCCGGCCACTTTAAGCCGAGGGCTTTAGTCGTAAAGAACTTTAAACTCTCCCGGCACCCGCGCCAGAATTTCAAGTCATGCGGCGACATCGGAATCCTGGGTGGCGATGGTGTCAAAGACTTCTTTGACCCTGGCGGCTTGGTCGGCGGGTAGGGCAGGCAGGTTAAAAACGTTGATCTGGGTGTTGGGGGCCTGCTGCTTATAGGCCCCTTCGATCTTGGCCAGCTCGGCTAGACTCTTGTGCTCGGACTCGGCTAAGACGCCGCCTTCATAGACGTTCTGAACATGCTTGGCGGCGATCCAGGAGGGGGTGGGGATCTCGCAGAGCGCTTTTACGCGGGCGTCTTCTTGGCGAAAGCAGGAGAGTTTCTTAACCAGCCGTTCGGCATGGTCTTGGGATAACTCTGTTTCTTTAACGGCCTTTTCAATATCCCAATCGCTTTTGCGCAGCGCTTGCAAAAACCGAAGATCGATGAGGGTAAGCCTTTTGAAGATGAGCCGGTCAACAGTGGCGGGGTTTCCCTCTTGGTCGAACTTCAGCGGAACAATCGCTTGGCCGCCCAGGAGCGCGACGCGGCGCGAGGCATCATTGATTCCAGCTAAGAGGTTCTCTTTCAAAGCGGCCGGTCGCCAGATGGATGGCGGCCGCCGATTGCCGGGAAGGGCAAATCGGAATAACAGGTGCCTCTTCCCGGAGATACCGTATCTTATGAACGATTTTTTCTATTCTGTCAAGGACCCACCATAATTTGTTTGTCGTAATAGCGCGTCCGCCCATTCATGGATGTCATGACCACACCCTAAACAAATTTGACGATACACCGTTGCTCCTAAACCGTAATTTACTTTTAACCGGACGCTGGAAGTCTCCCCAACACGCCCTGACACAACAACCGTATCGCTGAAAAAACACTGGTTCATTAGTCCAATACAACCACTTCCCTGCCTCCCCAGTCCTCCTTGTGATATCCAGGAGGAGGATCATCGTACACCTCAATCGGTGTGGGATCGTGGATGCGGACTGTCTCGTTGGGATCAAGGGTCATCATGGGTGAAAATTCCTCAGTATAAATAAAAATTTCTACGAGTGAGCATTAATAATAATAATCACCAAACCGATATACGATTGACTTTCAAGGAGTGCTAGCTTTCGTTTAAGAACTTCCGATAACTGTTAAATCCTTACCTATTGAACTAACCATTATCGTCTCTACTTATAGACTAATCCAGTGATTTAAACGATGGAGGGAATAGATTATATTTCTTGTTATTCAGAGTGAAATACAAATCAACTCTATTTATCAACTACATTAGGAGTGCTAACTTTCATGGGTACTTCTGTAATCTTACCGTCAACTACGCTGTATTTGAGTATTCGTTCCGCTGGACAGAGCTTGCAGGTCCGTATCATCACACTCTTATCCACTGGCAAAAACCTAACCAACCCATACCGATGGGCTCCTCCGTTACGACAATCCGGTTTAGGATCATGGTAGGGTCCCCTCCCTATCTCGCTGGGCCACATACTGGTTATACCGTAACCCTTCTACAATCGCTTGTCAATGACGGGTAAGACTTTTAGAGACGGTAAAATAAATTTACCACTGTCTATCCTTCACCTTAACGAACCGCCCCTATGCGGGGCTAACTCGTGCCGAGGGCAAGGATACTAAAATCCTATTTGATTCCTCATCCCTCGTCTGGCTAGCTTTTGCATCTACCAGGTTTACCCATGTACCTTTTGATGGTATTCGATGGGTGCGCTTGACCTTGCCGCCTTAGGGGCGGTTGGGGCTGTTTATCAGCCTGGCTGTCTGACGGTCGCTAGTGACCTGACTAAACTGCTTGGCTAAACTTTCTACTTCTTCGCGTACTTCCTGACACGTCCAATAATGTCCTTGTCCAAGAAATGCGGGGGGTTTGCCAAAAACTGCATTTGTATAGGCATACAACCTTGGAGAACAATCAAAAGCGTGCGCGCAATCAAACCCTAACCACCACACATTATCGGTTTCGCCTTTCTTAGGCACATGGCAAATGTCACCGCAGCAATGATCCGCGTACGTTAAGCCGCCATGCACATTGACATCCACATCGCAATAGGGCTTTTCAAAATAAGGATGGCCGGGGGACAAGGCCACGTACCCGCACCAAGATCCCGTGACCTCCGCGTTACGCACCATAAGGCACGGAAAGCCGTACGCTTTAAACTCTACTCGGTCCGGTTCCTCTTGCCATGGGCCGGGCCCCCAATCACTCCTGGGTATCGATACGGGTTCATTCATAAAAAATGGTTACCTGAAATCTTCAACGATGTACCATAGCGTCGCTAAAATCCAATAAGGCAGGGTGACCTCAAATACAAACAAAGCCCATAAGGGATGATGATCTTCCAAATTAAAATACCAATGTTCAAACCGATTCATAAAAAAATGCCCCACTCTCTAATAAAACAGTCTGCGAGGACCGAGAGTGGGGCAAACCGGGATGGATGGATTCCTCGCACTGCCTAAGAGTATATTCATCTTTTTCATTTGTCAAGTTTATCCCCAGCTCTTCCAAAGAACAGATCCAGCCTTTCCTGGAGTTTCTTTAAGCGCCCGGTGCGATGCAGGTACTTTTCAAACAGAAACGCGATCGGCTTGATTTTCTTTTTGACCTGGTCATGGTACTTGGGCGTGGTCATCCTTAGGGCGGGCAGGTCATATCGCCCGCTCATACCTGCCACACGCCGGCCACTTGACGCGGTGGTCGGTCCCCCGCCCGTTGGTGTCCTTGCGTAATTCGCATTTGTAGAAACGCTTGGGGTAGTAGCTCTTGTAGTACAGATGCGCGCAGAATTTGCACGTCCGCCCCATCGGGTCGCGGCCGTACGCCGCAATGCAGGGATTTTCCTGGTGCGCTATGCCCGCCTGCTTTTCAGCTTCCGCCCTGGTGATCTCTCCGAATTTGAGTTGTTCGGTCATATCGCCGCCTGATTGGGCCTTGACATGGACATAATATCGGTGTAGACTGATATATGAGGTTTGAATACGATGAGAAGAAGTCGGAATGGAACAAGGCTTATCGCGGTATCAGCTTTGGCGAGGCCAAACCGGTTTTTCTCGATCCTTACGCACTGAGTCGCTATGACGCTGAGCACTCCACAATTATTGAAGAACGCTACATCCGTATTGGTTTTATACCCGATGGCATTGTCGCCGTTGTTTATACGGACCGCCCGGATGACATTCGGCGGATTATCAGCGTCCGGAAAGCGACACGAAAAGAAATGGAGGCCTACTATGAACAATAAAAGAATGAAGCGAGACGATGACGAACTCCCTCCGCAGACGGCAGCGCAACTGAAACAATTTCGGCGCGTCTCACCCGCCGACGTTGAGCAGGCCCGCTTGGGCATGGAGCAACAGTACGGCGTTAAAATAACTCCGCGCAGGGCCGGGCCTGGTCGCCCGCCAAAAGGGGATTTAAAGTACCAGCACCTGAACATGCGCGTGGAACCTGTTGCCTTTGCGCGAGTTAAAGCCAAAGCCCACAAGCTGGGGATCAAATACCAGACTTTCATTAACCAACTGTTTGCTTCGGTGTAGTTCATAGCGCCTCTTGACTGGTCTGATCAGACCATGGCATAATTCACTCGAAAAGGATGCCCTCTATGCCAGGCGAATTCACTCAAAAAATCTATATCGGAGCCGATGAAGTCGGGTTGCGATTCCACAAAGCTTTGCGAAAAGAAGCGAAGAACCATTTCAAAGGAAACGTGTCCAAACTCCTCCTCGACGCCTTTTGCAGAATCTACCACCGCGATCCGACGACCGGCAAGCCGCTTAAAAAGTAGTTTCATAGCGCCATCTTCATCTGCGAGCGTTCGCGGGCGATGCGGGCAACTTCTTGAGCATCGCCAAAATATCCAAAACGACATCCCTCGGAATCGGAACATATGCCCCGTTAGGACACACAAGCGTCGTCATCCGCTTTAGATACGCGATTGTTTCCGATAAACTCAGTTCCTTCACGCCACCCACCTCGTACAAGCGCAGTCGTCCTCAATCGATTTGACGAACTGCCAGCACTTCTGGCAGATAAGAAGCAGCACGCGATCGGCTCTTGGGTCGGTCATGCCTCTACCGGCATCTCGCGCTTTAGATCCCGGACCAACTCCGACAAGTACGCTTGCGGGTCTTTGAACGTCGGCATCGGGACCGGCACTCTTCGCACATCTGCCTTGACCTCGGAATGCCTTGGCGGGACCGCACTAGCCGCCTTACACCATTGCCCGAAGGCTTTTAAAAAGCCTTCAATCGGCGTCCTCCCTTCGGCGGAATACGGAAACCCGCGCGGGCTCATGGCATCCACTTTGAATGTAAACTTCCATCCCTTCTCTGAGAGCGCATCAAACATGCGCACGACCTGGGCTGAAGGCGGGGTAGAAATGCGATCTCGCACGGGTCTACCCTGCTCCAAAGTCTTGCGCTTGCGATAACGCTTCTTGCCATCGGATGGCTTAGGCTCTGTCTTGCGCCATGATCCACGGTGTCCCAACTTAGCCGATTCCTCCGGCAGCCTGGGGTTTTGTCGTTAGGAATTCGTTAAATTTAGCTGACGACAATTGATCACCGTTCAACTTCTCTTTTCGACGCCGCTCGCGGTACGCCTCCTGATAGGCTGCTTGCCTCGCTCTTTTCTCTTCCGGCGAAAGCTTCGTCCCTCGCTTGGCGTAATGTCTCTTAGCGGGGCGCGATTCGGGCAGCACCTCGGGCGATGTCGCCCCTGCCGGCGGGCCGGTGAGCATCGCATAGAGCTGATTAAGGGCAGCGATGGCGTCCTCATACCGCTTTTGGATTTGCGCTCTTAGCTCCTGATATTCTTTCTGGGTCATACACCCTCCTTGGTTATTTGTTCCGGCTCCTTCTCCCCCCGCTCCTCCGCCGCCCTGATATGCTCGTCGCGCGACATGCGCACCGCGACCTTCTTGACGAATTCGGCTCCGGCACAAGGCCGAGCACCAGTAGGTTTTTTGAATGGGCACTCTTTTTCCGCCTTGGCGCAGCATGAGAATTACTTCCGCCCCAAATTTTTTGTTGCACTCTTTGCAGATGGCGGTTTTAAAGAGGGGGGCGGGATCGGTCATGGTTTGAACTTCTCCAAGATGTTGAGAATTTCATTTAAGCGGATAACAATCATCGTGAGGGAAGTCATAACCCAGGCTACGAAGAAGCTGACGGCGAAACGGTCGAAAGCTGTCACGCCTGCTCCTTTAGCGCT